TCTGCTTGGAATGTTCTTTCCCATTTGTAGTTAGCCAACACCGAAGTGTTTACTCTTACAAGGATTTCTCTTCTTTGGTATTCAAGCTTACCTGTAGCTTGATTTTTTGCCATTTCAACCAAAGGAATTTTAATAGNTACCGCCATAAATTAGCCTCTTACGCTGCTTTTACTTTAGGTNCNGTGANTGTNCCGAACGTNGCGTAATCAGTGTCTGNAGGGCGTTTTCTTTGNCGCCATACTTTGACTGTNTTACCGTTNGTATCGGTGTAGTCANCAGTGCCTGCAGTATTCAACAAGTTAATACCTAAGATTGTAAATGGCAACTCATAGGTAGTAAGATTTGGTGTTTCTGTGGTTTGTTGATAACTTTCAGCAGGTCTTTCAAGAATGACATTGTAGCACCAGAACTTGACTGTTTTGGTAACGTCATTTTCATGAACTTCAATCTCATAGTAGAGATGAACTTCTACGGACTTCGAAACAGAGATATCTGCGATACCAGTGCCATCGACTTCTTGTTTGTAACCTAAGTCTTTAAGGAAGTCTTCTGGTACTTGGATGAGTGTCAATGCTCCTGTGAACCCTTGATCTGCGAATATTTCAGTCAGCTTCTGACCGTCACCGTAGATAGGGAGTTTGTTGATTGCTGCTTCAAAACTGATTTGACTAGCATACGCTACGTCACTAATAACAAGTGGTGTTGCTGCCAAACAATATTTAACATTCTTCACGTTAAATTGTACTTCTTTAGTTTTAGCCATTATTGTTTCCTCCTTCAATAGCTTTCTTTACTGCTAGGATAATATTTGCTTTTTGGGCTTGAAATCTTCTGCGCATAAAACCCCGGTGAGGACTCTTAGCGCCATGTTCTAATACAATCGTTAGCGGTACTGTCGTTTTTCGCCCATTTCTGGTTGTGGGTACCAATTTGGTTGAACCCACATAACGTACTCTTTGATACTTTTTTTTAGTCATCCAGGATCCTTTTAGATTTTCATCGCTTGATAAACCTATAGGGCTGTGCGATTCTAAATCTTGTTGCATAATTCTGGATGCTTCATCAAGACCTTCTTCAACTTTTTTTTTGGTATCTGTTGCAACACTTTTTAGGATGTCATTCATTTGTTTTTCAAATTCATATCCTACGTCTTTATACGCCATATGAGTATCTTCCATCCAAGTCNACAGTGTATCGTTGACTGGTTGTATCGTAGATAGGTCCTTGTTGTGTAAAACGGATACCATTTTGAATAAGTTTATCTCTGTATGCATTCATNATAGTGACTNCATCGTTTATTTTTTTAGCATAAATACTAATTGTGAAATACTTTTCTCTAAGAAGTTCAATACCATCGCCTGATTCNGCTGACTGATCTGTCGTAGAGCGTTCGAAGATTACAAATTTTGCAGGTATTTTGGNTTCTTCTTCATCCATTTTTTCCATGTAAACTGGAGCAGAATTAGTGTCTTTTAGAAGATTCCACAATGCGTCATAGTCCTTGGATAGCATCTTCTATCAACTCCTTTATACCTTCTTCTTTTATGTCTTCATAATTAATTTTAATTAAGTGTTCATCTTCTGCCTTCGCAGTCGAGTTGCAACTGTAGACTTGTCCTTGNNCGTTNTCTTTAAAGTAGATGTATTTCTGTTTNTTGTACACCCTGTTNTGNATCTGGATAGTTCCTCTCAGNTGAACGTTTGCTGCTTGTGCTTGCCAATATGTTGAACTCCCNGTTGGTCCAACTGAACCTTGAACACGCACTACAGACTCAATCGTTTTTACACGTTCGCCTGTATTNAAATCTTGCACTTGAANAATATTAAATAAATAAATGGTGGTATTTATTCTCATCATACCACCTCTATTCTACTGATTCAGTGATAACTGATCTTAGCTTATCAATATTTGCAATATACATTGTGCTTGTCTTATGAGCTCCTGTTGTTAAGTTCAAATTATCATTTACAAATATGGTAAGGGTGGCTACTACCAGTTTGTTCGTAGAAACAATGACTGTTTCTGGAACTCCTGCGCCTTTCATATCTTCGATGCCTGCATCAATAAGATCTTCGATATATGTTTTTGAAACTAAATCAGATACATCGTATCCAACTGCATATGCAATCTTATTTACTAAATCTGCGCCTGTTGCTACTGACATGTCATGCCACCCCTTTCATATTTTTATTTTTTAGGATGCTACTAAAGCGATTGTTGATGTTGCAACGCCTGCACGTGCTTCATCGTATCCGATTGTGATTAAGCCAGTCTTTGTTACATAACCAGTCTTTGTTATCGAATAGTTGTAAGTTCCATATAATACTGGATACTTACCTTCTACAGCTGCTACAGTGTCGCCACTGCCGATTGTTGAGCCTTTTTTGACTACTACTGTGGGTGTATCTACAGGATCGCCTACAGAGTCAACAACGTTGATTGTTAGGTCAACATCTTCGTATTGAAGATTAAAACTTTCAAGAACTTCACCTTTGGTATCGCCTACTAAGGTTTTACCAGTTTGATTTTCTAAAACTTTCTTTAGTCCTTCTGCATTTCTTCCCATTTTATGTACCGCCTATTACTTCTTGACGCCATGGACGAATGCGTTTGGAACTGGAGTTGTTGCACAGAATGCGCTTGCAATGTATTCAGTAACTGCACTTCGTGGAATGCGATTTGTTTCGATTCTGATTGGAATCAATGAGTTTGCCTTGAAGTACTTAGCGACATTACCGATGACGAAATCGCCTGCAGTTAAGTTCTCATCAGTTTCAACTCTTACAGAACCGAATGAAGAGATTCCTGTAGAGTTATTAAAAACTGGGTACTTAAAGTTACCATTGTCATCTGTTGAGAATAAGATTTTGTCGTAGACATCAGTCGCAACATAAATCTTAGCGTTTCTACGGAACTTAGGTGTTAGTTTTGCTAACCCTGCAATTAATGCATCAATTTCTTTACCTGCATCGTATCCGCCAGTAACTGCTGCTAGAGCTCCTACTGTGATACCCTTGATGTGGTCTGAATTTCCTGCGCCATAGATTAGGTCATAGACCCAGTCTTCATTTAAATCTTGGATGATTTGATCGATGATATATGCACCAAAGTCAAATGCTGTTAATGCTTGGACTTCATCAGTCACTGGAATGATGGTTTGTAAGTAACCTTTAACTCCTGTTACTTTATCCCATTCCATTTGATTGTCTTTACCGCTAGCACCTTCGGCTTTTGCTTTTGCCTTATCACGTGATTTTCTGAATACAAATTCTACTAAGCCTGGGATACTTGTGAATGAAATATCACGAAGAATTGGGCTTAATAAACCTTCTTCTCTTAATAAATCCAGGATTACGCTAGTTGGAATAAATACACCAGCGTTATTGACTCCATCAACAAGTTCTGTTGCTGCAACATATGTTTCAGCAGTAGTTGTTAATGCTACGCCTAATGCACGCTTTTCTGGTTCTGAGAATGCTTGTCTTTTGAAACCACGTCCAATGATTTCAGCGAGAGCACTTTTTCTCTTCATTTTTGCAATTCTTTGGTCAATATCTGTTGATCCTGGTTGTTGTTGAATAACTGGAGCTTGACCAAATCTACCTGCTAATGCATCTCTTAATTGTGTATTAAGATCTGTCATTTCATTTTCAGCAGTTCTGGATTCTTCTTCGATTTGAAGTAATCTTTCAGATGTTGCTGTCGTAGCTTCGTTTTTGAAGCCGTCAATCTTACTGCGTAATGCTTCAATCTTTTTTCTTAATTGTTCAATGTTCATTTTCATTGATCTCCTTATTTTATTTTTTCTAATCTTGCAAGCACATCTTTACGTCTGTTTTCTAACTTAACCTTTTCTTTCGCAATGGAATCATCCAATTCCTTCTTGCGTGAAGCTTCCACCTCACCAAGTCTGCGTGCATAGATTTCAGTTTGTTCATAAGCAGGATGAGCAACTGCTGCTACGTCATATAGTTTTCCTATTTTTCGTACCGTCCATGTGTGGGTTTCCTTATTGTAGGATTCTTCTTCTATAGTAAAAGCGAAACTCATCTTATCGATGATGCCTGTTCGAACTAATTCGTACATATCTCTGCCTGCTTGAGTGTTTACTAATTCTGCTTTTATGCCAACACCTTCAGGTTTTATTTCTAATTCCAAGGATTTATTCTTGGTTCTTGCCACAACATGATTGTCATCATGATTAAACTTTAGAAAGCATTCACTGATGTCAGTGTTGTTTAATGCTGCTGTATCGATGATTTCTTTATAATCGATACCTTCGTAAGTAAACAAGATTGTTTCTTGATTAAATACAATTGGTTGACCTTCTACAATCATCTTTGGTGCTGTTTCAGTTCCTTCTGATCTGGCATGTACTCCTGAAAATTCTCTCATATAGTTGCCATGGCGATTTATTCTAAGGTCATTAATAAGCTTTTTATCCATCTATTTATCCTCCTTCGGTTTTGGATTCGTGATGTTATCTTCCTCTTCTTGCTCTTTCTGCTCTTGAGTTTTAGCATAGTTTAGGAATGTGTATGGTTCATCGCCACCCTCAACTGGTGGTATGTAAAGCAGTTCGTTCACAACGTTTGGTATATGAACTGGTGATTTCTGAATAATTGCTGCAACTTGAGCTCTTGTTTTAAGTGAAGCGGTTTGCAATCTATTAGCATCTACTCTGATTTCATTTCCTACTTCTCTTTCTCTAGGAGTAAGAAGTTTTTCTGTAAGTTCAGCTGCAATCTTTATTGCTATTGGTTCCATATTAGTTTCGTAATATGCTTGAAACTGATCTTCGTTATAATTTGCAGAAAGCATCGCATCATTGATGTTAAGATAATCTTTGACTTTTTTTTCCAATAGACTCATTACATCTGAATCTGCATACTTACCCTTTGCTGTGTCTAATTGAATAACTTGTTGTGCTGCATCGATGTATGCAATTCCTGCCGATTCGCTTCCTAGGTATCGATCTGAGAACTCTTTAGCTCTCTTCTCTTTTTGCTCTTCGGATAATAGTGTAGGTGTTGATACTAGAAAACGAATAAATGCTGACATCTTAATTGACTGTTCAAGTCCTTCATAGTTTGTTTTAATAATTTTTATGACTTGATCGATAGATTGGTCTATTTTTCCAAAAGTATCAACTAAGAAACCTACATTTCGAGATAGTATAATCATGTCATTCATATCTGTAATGTATGTTTGATTTCCAATTCTAAATCTAAAGTATAGCTGTTGTGCATCTGATCGTATTTCTACTGATTCAATTGGAATTATCCATAGTGATTTAACTCTATCAGATGCAATGCTGTCGCCTCTTTCAACGAATATTAATGCATTGTTATTCATATAATATTCAAGAACTACTTTCTCCCAGAATGTAGGTGCATTCATTGCAGGATTAGGTCTGGTACTTAACAAATAATTAAGTGTGTTTTTGTTTGATGATATCGCGCCTTTGTAATAAACTAGAGGTCTTATTTTTGAGCCATGTCTAGCGTGTGTATTGCAACCTGTTACATATGTTTCATTCAGTTTAGGATCACTTTCCCCTGTAAAATATGGACTATTGACATTTAGGCTTTTGAGTTGACTTCCTGCTTGTTTGCCTTTAAATATATTTTGAATATATGTAGTTGCGTTTTGAAACCATCCCATTTTATCCCTCCTGTCTTCTTGGTCCTAGGTAGTAACCTATATCATCTGCTATTCTAACATAACAATTTAAAATTGTTGCAAAGCCGTCAATTTTCCGTTCTCTCTGATCGTTGATTTTCTTGGGCATATAGTTTCCATTTCTATCTTGTTCAAGTTGTACGTTTGATAAACACCATTTTGTGATTGGATTATTTTGGTAGCACAATAGTTTTTGTCTTAGATCTGCTTCAATCAATTGCATGGGTATACTTAGTGTTTTTGCTCCTTGTGCAGTCGCTATTAGGCATGTATCTTTTTGATAGCCTCTTGAAACTAAATCAGATATTAAGTATTGAGCTGAATATCTATCGTATTGAATATACTGGTACATCCAGCCTTTTTCTCTAAAGTTATTGCTTATGTAATCTGCTATATCTCTGTATTCGATGAGTTCAGTTCCAGATATTCTGACAAGTCCTCTATCAACCCATGCTGCCCATGGAATCTTGTTATTCTTGTCTAGCAGTCTTTCCTTGTAAAATTTTGCGGTGATCCAGTACATCGTAATTGCGATTGCTCGAGGCTTTTTATCTTCTTTCATTCCTTCTTTATCGAATAACATTGTTGTAAAACTTGTTAGGTCGCCAGTTCTTGACAAGTCTAACCCACCTATAACAAATGAATTGTCGAATTTCTTTAGCTGTTCTTCTGTGTATTCCATCTCATTGTTCAAGTCATCAAAGTTTAGCCATCCTTTTCCTGATATACCTCGGATGTTAAAATCTTTTGTTAGAACTGTATTCATATAATTCTTATCTGATTCAGCTCTTTGCACTTGATCTTGAATGTATTTTACTTGCTTAATAACACCTAAAGACGGATTTGCCTTTATCCACATCGTTTCATCCGCTATCTCTTCTATTGAGTCCATCTCATAAATAAGCGGTAACAGTGTATCGTCCGGGCTGATTCCTTCTATAATATTGACTGAGTGATCGTACATATTGTCATATAGTCCTTCTCTTACAAACCCTGCAGTACTAATCATCGATATTATAGGTTGCTGCCTTGCTGATGTTGACTGTTTAAGAATATCATAGATTTGTCTTTTTAATTCATGGACTTCATCAATTACTCCTAAGCTTGTATTTAGTCCATCAAATGTTTGAACGTTCGAAGATAGCACTTTTGCCAACGAAGATGAATTTCTAAGTCTAATGCTTTTTGGTGGAGCAATACGATATGTAAATATTTTATCAAGTTCTCTTTCTCTCTTTATCATGTCAATTGCTTCTTCAATAATACGTTGTGCTTGGCTTGTTACGGTTGCTGCAGCATACACTTCTGCTCCTTTTTCGTGGAGTATTCCAAAGAGCGTTAAAGGCGCATTCATTGTGGTTTTACCATTCTTACGTGCTACGACTAGAAAACTCTCTGTAAATCTTCTGTGATGAGTATCTCTTCTTAGTGTTCCGAATAGTGTTTGCGCCCATGCTTTTTGCCATAACATTAATTCTATTTTCTTTCCTGACCATTCGCCTTTTGATTGTCTACAGTATGTTTCAGAAAACTTGATAAATTTTAATCCAGGATTAGGATTAAAGTAATACAATGGATGCTCGTCATTAATTATCGGATTCATCCATTTTATGTATACTTTCTTTACTTTTTTTGAAACTATAACTCGTCCAGACTCGATTTCTTCGATGTACTCTCGGATATAGTTTGGTTTATCTTGATAATCCATTCTAATCCTCCTCATTCATGAGATCAAGTATATCGCTTTTTGGCTTGTTCTTGCTGTGAGCATTCCCTATTCTTGCTCTTCCTACAGGAGTTAGGCACAGCTGTTCTGCTAATTTTGATATAATCTTAGACTGCTTTTCCATGGTTGTGAATGTTTTATCAAGCATTTTTTGCCCGGCATCGTTCCCGGATACGACTTGATTCACTTTTGCCCATGTTTCTTGTGCCTTTTTATATATCGCTGTTGCTTCACAGTACATGACTAATGCAGTGATATCGAGATCGTTAAGGATTTTAAGTTCCATTTGGTTATATAATCTCATGATTCTTCGCCATTCTTTTTTGGCTTCATCGGTTAGATACTTTGGAACTGTTAGTTTAGCTTTTGTCTTAAGCTTGGCTTCAATCTCTTTTCGCATCTCGATTTCTTCACTGTTTTTTTTATGACTTAGGTTGTCAATTGCTTCTGCAGGGATAGGTTTTCTACCAGTGTTTCCCATAGTAGTGGCATCCGCCTGCTATTTCACTGTATTTTAAATCTCTAAGTCCTAGACGTTTNATTATCNATCCTGGAGTTAATTCAATTCGATTNATGTATTCTTGNATTTCTTTTCTATCATCTGCAGTTAAGGTTCCATTAAGAATAGTGTTTACGCTTAATGGTTNTTTAATGCCTATTCCATATGCTACTTGGATCTGAACATCTGTTAGTCCGTATTTTTTNAACTTATCAATTGCTCTTACTGCAATTTCTCTTGCTGCATAGGAACCGCTTCTGTCTACTTTGCTTGGATCTTTGCCAGAAAATGCGCCACCACCTACTTGGACGTATCCGCCATATTGGTCGCAGACTATTTTTCTTCCTGTGAGTCCTGAGTCTGCTACTGGTCCGCCTATGGTCCACACGCCTGATGGATTTGCTATGATTTTAACTTCATTAATGTTTTTGCACTCGTTAAATCTTAATGAATTAATAATGATGTCCTGGATCGTCTTTTTGACAGTCTTTTCATCAATGTTTTCATAATGGCATGCGCTTACTAGGATTGTGTGAATTGATTCTCTAGTATATTTATCTAGATCTACTGTAACTTGTACTTTTGCATCGCCTTTGAATATTCTTCCTTCATCGGCATAATGTTCGATATGTTTGATAATGTGATTTGCAATATGGAATCCGAATGGAAGATAACTTGTTGTTTCACTCGTTGCATATCCAAACATAATGCCTTGGTCGCCTGCTGCAGGATCGTCAGCATCGTTTCCATCAACTGCATGATTGATTTGTTGTGACTGCTTTCCAAGAAGATTGATAACTGATTCTACTTCATATCTAAGTTTGAACGCTATGTTCTTAACGATTGCTTCAATCTCTTCCCTGGAGAAGTCTTCGCTTGTTTCACCTGCGACAATGACAATCTTATCTTTGACAAGTGTTTCTGCAGCAACTCTGGCGTTCTTGTTTTTCTTAAGTGCTGCATCAAGGATTGCATCGCTTATCTGATCTGCGTATTTGTCTGGGTGATACTTAGATACTTGTTCTGTACTGAATAATCTCATCGGTTTTGTTCCCCTTTTCTGGTTTCTTTAAAGTCTTCGCTTACTACAGTTGATTTTCCATCTTTCACTTCAACTACTACTGTGCATGTTATGTCGCTGTCTTTTCCTTTATCGACACCTACGCTAACTATTCTTTTTGGATTCGTTTCTTTTTTTGGTTTCATGTTATCCTCCCATGGTTTCGCTATTAATTATTTTAACAGCTTTTTGCTTTGTCATCTCTTCCCATCGGTTAATAATGACATCGACATACTGTGGATCTAGTTCTGACATGTAGCAAGTTCTATTCATTTGTTCTGCTACGATGAGTGTGGTACCAGAGCCTCCGAATGGATCCAGGATGCTTTCGTCCGGGTTGCTGCTGTTCTGCATGAGCCTTGCAATCAGCTTGACTGGTTTCATTGTAGGATGCTCTGCGCTTCTGGTTGGTTTATCGTATCTTAGTACGCTTGTTTGAACCGCTTCAAATATTTGAGTTAGTATTGCTTTTACTTCTTTAGCATTCATCTTGCTAATATTAAAGTCATCAGCGAATACTGTTGACCATGTTCTGTCATCGATGAAGTAGTGTGCTGCACCGGGCTTCCATCCGTAGATGCATGGTTCATGTTGCCATTGGTAGTCTTGTCTTCCAAGTGTGAATGCGTTCTTTACCCAGTTGATAGTTTGCTTGATATCAAGTCCAGCTCTTTTGATTGCCATTCTGAATTCAATGTCGTTGCTATCGCCATACCAGATATAGAATGAACCGCCCGGTTTAAGATATGCTGCC